GCTGGCGATGATGTCGACGGCATCCTGTACGGCCTTGCGGCAATCGACCTGCACCTGGCCCAGCACGCGCTGCTGCTCTGCTTCCTTCATGTCGATCCAGGCCTTCGACAGCGTCTTCAGGTGCTTGGTCGCGGCCTTGATCATGGCGCCCAGCAGGAACTCCTGGGCGAAGGCCTTGCCGTCGACGACACCGTGCACGCCGGGTCGGGCGAAGACGGCGTACGGGCCCTGGTCGTCCTCGGAAACGACCACCAGATTCCACTCGTGGCCCAGCGGTGCCGCCGGCTGCCACGCACTGACGTCCCTGTGGCCAGCGAGGTAGGCGGCGCCGATTCCAATGGCCTTCGTGCTCGTGTCGTCCACCAGGCGGCGCACGGCAATCTCATTGCCGTCGACGACTGCGCCGTCGGCCAGCTCCTCTTCCGGCAGGTAGAAGTCCTCGAAGCCCGGCGCCGCGCCGTAACCGTTCTCGTCGCGCTTCAGGCTGCTGTCGTTTGCTGCTGGTGCTTTCTTGGTCATGCTATTTCTCCAGGGTGGTTTGATTTTTAGGGTCCTGCAGGTACTGCTGGTAGGGCTGGCGGATCTGCTTGTTCCAGCGCGCCTTGGCGATCGGGTCGCGATCCAGGTCGGCGCGCGATTCGACTTCGCACACCTCCTTCACCCGGCCGGCGGCGGCCTGCTCGCCGTCGACGCCGAGGAACTGCTGGAAGGCCTGCTCGCGGCAGCGCTGAACCGTCCAGAGGCATGCGCGTTGGCCGGTCATCGGTTCAGTTTCCGGTCAGCGCGGCGCGGCGCTCTTTGTAGAGTTCAGCCAGCTTCGCAGCGTCGGTGGTGTTCGGCACGTCGCGGATCTCGTCGGCGATCAGGTCGAGCACGTCGACGTCGCTGCAGGCATTGATGCGCTTGAACATGGCGTCATAGATGTCATCGGCGCCCGGCTGCTGCTGGGCGGCCTGCTGCTGGCCGGTCGGCTGGCCCGGGGTTCCGGCCGCCTGGTCGCCTTCCAGCTCGAGCGGCGTCTCGACCTCACTGAAGTTGCCGTCGATGATCGCGCTGTTCTGCTGGCTGATGCCGGCCTCGGCCTGCTCGTCGATGCTCACGGCCTGCTGCATCTCGATCGACACCGGCAGGAATTTGAAGAGGCGGCGCACCACCGTCTTGAGGGCCATGGCCGCGTAGTCGGTTACCCATGGGCCGTTGTCGGCCGACTTGCTGCGCGAACGGATGCCGTCGACCTCGGCGCGCGACATGACATCGAACTGGATGCCGCCGTCCTTCAGCTTGGCCACCGAGTAGACGAAGCGCAGCTTGTCCGGCTGGGAGCGGTTCGGGTTCTGCCAGTCGGGCGTGTGGGTCAGCTTCGACTCCAGGCCCAGCGTGCACTCGAACTCGTCGCCCTCGTACACGGCGCGCGCCTCGATGCTCACGATCTGGCCGCTGCGGCGCGCCAGGTCGATCATGCCGCGGTAGCCGATGATCACCTGGGCCTCGGTCGAAACGGTTTGCCACTGGCCGTTCACCTTCTGGCGTTTGTCGAACGGCAGGATGTAGGCGTGGCCCAGGGCGTTGCCCGGCTCCAAGCCCAGCTGGGCGCACTGGATCACGGCGCCCAGGAACGACAGTGGGTCGCACTGGGCCAGCTTCGGGACTTTGCGCATCTCGGTCGTGGCGATGCGCGCCATGCGCTCGGCGGTCATGTGGCGCGGCAGCGCGACCTTCAGCTGGGACTGCACGGCCGGGCTGGCCATCAGCTGCGCCAGGTCCTTGGGTTTCTCGGTCTTGCCGGCCTGGCCGGTTGCGATGGCTTTCAGTTGCGAAGTGGTCATGCTGTTTCCTTAAGTTTGGCGAGGCGGAAGTCGACATAGCTCGTGGCCGAGTACTCGACGGTGTAGGGTTTCTTCTTGACGACCTTGCGGGTGAACGCCATGCCGTCGTTGAACTTGATCGCGCTTGCGCTGCCCATCTCCGACAACAGGTGGGCCTTCGCGCCGTTGACGATCGCTTCGTAGTGGTCGCGCATTTCGGCGGCCGTGCCGATCACGGCGCGCCAGTGCTCGTGCATTACGGTGGCGTCGATCACGGTGCCGTCCGTGCCCGGGTAAAGGCGCTTGAGCGTGTCGATGATGTCCTTGTGCTCGTAGTCGAGCGGCGGCTGGATCTTCGGCAGCACGAACTTCGTCCAGAATTCGGTGGCGCGGGCGCGCATCGCAGCAATCAGCTCGTCGTCGCGGTCGACCACGTACGGCTTCAGGTCGTCGCCGATCAGGGCAAACGTGCGGCAGCGGCGCGCGCTGCGCACGCCCATGCCGTGCTGGATCTGCGCCAGGTAGTGCAGCGGTAGTTGGTCGGTGCCGTTATCGCCCCATTCCTTAGCCTTGAACGGGTGCACGGTCTTGATCTCGCCGTTCTCGACCTGCCCAGTCTCCGGGTCCAGGTATTCGAAGTCGATCTCGGCGGCCATGAACGGCAGCTCGCGGTCGATGTAGCGGTTATTGGCGGCGACGATCTCCAAGCCGTGCTCCTCACGGATCATGTCCAGGATGTACGGCTCCATGCGCGAGCCGCGGCGCTTGGCCCCGGCGTTCTGGCTGTTCTCGGCGCGCGGCGTGATCTTGTCAAGCCAGAGGTCGACAATGTTGCGCCACGGGCTGACGCCCAGGATCGCCGCGACGTCGCTGCCGCCGATGTATTTCGTGCGGTCGTAGTTGCTTGGGTCAACGATTGCGTTCATGGTCAGAATCCGAAGATGTAGGTGCGCAGCGCGCGGCGCGCGGCCTTGCGCGGGCCGAAGCCGGCGCGCAGGGACAGCTGGAACTGGGTGCGGTAGTGGTCGCGGAACCGGCGGATCATTGGTCTTCCTCTTCTTCGTCAGGCTGGTCGACCAGCTGGTTATTGATCGCGCCGCAGTCGGCGCACTCGGTATGGGTCAGGTCGGTGATCGGGCCGCGCCAGGTGACGTGGCCGCCGCAGGATGCGCAAACCATGCTCACCACCCGTTGATCCGGCGGCGCTGCAGCTGCAGCTTCACCTGGTGGTGGTGCACGCGCGCGACGCCGCGGGCGTTGCCGACTTCAGCCAGGCGGGCCAGCTCGAACTCCGACTGCTTGAACCGCCAGGCGTTCAGCCAGAGCAGCGCCGGCTTGGCCAGCTTGCGGAACATGCGGCGCGGGACGCGGTACAGGGTGGTGCTGGTCATGCTGATTCTCCCGTTGTTGGCGCCGGCGCGGCCGGCTTCGTTGTTGGTCCCGGCCTTTCACCGGGCGGCGAGCTCTAACCGCGCTCGTCGCGGGCCTATGCGCAATCAGGCTAGCGAGTGGTGGCCAGCAGGCCGCCGGTACTTCAGACAGCGGTGCAGGCGCTTGGCGGCGCCGCGAGCTACCACAGAGCAAGGGGCTGGGCGCTACTCCAGCTATCGGGCACTCTCAAATAATCCGCGCGTCTCGGCCATACCGCCCCGATCACGGCACCGGGCTTGCGAGTTCCCGGCTTACCTGTCGCGTGTCTCCTTTCCACGCCGCCCTTGCTCTGTGGTGCCTGTCTGTTCCAGGCTGCCAGGGCATTCGAGATCCCACTCCCTCTATTTCTTCACCCGAGATTCAGGGCTATCCGCGCGTTGTGTTCCGAGGCGCGGCGCTTCGGTCAGGCGTTCTCTCGATCCCAGATGGCCGCGTCGATCAGGGCCTGGTCGGCGTCTTCCTTGCCCTCGCGCTCCAGGCGTTGCAGCTCCTGCTCGGCGCGCACGCCGGCCGCAGCCCAGATCAGATCCGACAGGATTTTCGTGAAGGGATTGCCGCCGGCAGCGGTCTTGCGCAGCAGCTCGGCGCGCGCCTGGTCGTCCTGCATGAACTCGCCCAAGGCTTCGTCGATCAGGGTCATGGTCTTCGGCAGGCCGGCGGCCAGCGCCTGGGTCATCGCGTCGGCGGCTTCGCGGGTCAGCTCGGCCAGGCGCTCGTCGCGCTTCTCGTCGACTACGGTTGGGTCGTAGAGGGCCATGGTTACGCCGCCTTCTGCGAGTTCATGCGGCGCACCATCAGGTCATTGACCTCGGCGTCCGTCATGTCGGTGCAGTCCGTCCAGCTCGGCGCCTGCAGCGCGACGTCCTTCACGTGGAAGTGGTCGGACTTGAAGCCGCATGGGCTGACCATGAAGCGCTGTTCATGCAGCTTGATTTGAGGCGTATCGGTGGTGCGCATCGCGTTCTCCCGGTTGGCGGCTCGGCTGGGTGCTGAGCTCGTTTCGCTGGAGACAATTATCACGTATGTGTTTTTGTCTGTCAAACACATTCGTGATTTATTTCCTTTGCTGGGATAAAATTGCTCCGCGCCCGGATGCTCTGGGCGAAAAAAAGCCCCGGCTGGCGGGGCGTGGCGGATGAGCGTAAAAAAGCCCGCTCGGAGCGGGCCAGTAAGACAGTGGTCTCGTTGCTTTACTTCGCCCGCGGTGGTGCTGTCGCGGCTGGCGCCTGGGGCGCAGATACTGGCGCGGCGACTGCGCCAGGGACGGTAATAACAATGGGGGCAGCCTGAGCGGCAGGCTGCTTGTCGCCCTTGCTCAAGTTGATGAACAGGCCAATGATTGCAACACTTATCGAAACAGTCGAAATGACGGTGGCGATGATCCACTTCATGGAATCGTGACTCTGTTTTGCAGCATCAGTTCGTCCATCGGCAATTTCGGTGCGAAGGGCCGCAAACTCGGCGCGCAGCTCGGCAAAGCCGGTCTTGATGCTCGTATCAAAGTTGGCCAGGCGCGCGTCGACCTCAGCCTTGTTTGCGGCCAGTTTTGCGTCAACTTCTTGGCGGGTCAAGTCGGTCATTGCGCTTTCGTTCGATTGGGCTGGAGGTGCATCGTTCGGCGGTGGAATGTCCCTCATGTGCGGATCATACTCCACTTGGGCTGTTGTCCCCTCAGGAAACACCTCAGCAGTATACGATGAAAATCTCTCGCGCATTTGCGTGTAGTTAACCGCGGCCATTCGCACGTTTCCAGTCAAGAATTGGGCCGAGGTGCTGGAAGCGGATATTTCCGCAGTTCATACACATCAATGCAGTCAGTTTTGGGCCCTTCCCAGTTGGTTTGCCTTCGGCAGTGAAAAGTGGGGGCGCGATATACTGTATTTCCTCTTCCTGCATTGCCGTCACTGTAAGCCAAATATCCGTTCCACACATCGAGCAAATATCTTTCACACCTTTCTCTAAATAGAAATCGGCTATGTCCTCTAAAGTGACCACTAAAGGTTTTGGCTGCTCAACAGACATATTTTTCCATTAACGTAAGACATTACGAACAGGCATCCGGGCGTGCCGTTGCGCCTTCAGTTTTCGTGCGGTCACGCCGCGCTCTACAGCGAAGCGCCGCACCTTTGGCACTCTGCGTCGTCGGGGCCGCCCATGCTGCGGCATTTCGGGCAGATCGACACTGCGGCTGACGTAGCCGGCGATCGCGCAACCGGCTCCTCATTCAGGAAGTCGAGCAGTCCACTACCCTCGGGCGTTGCCATCGGCGCCGACGCCGGGGTTGCGGGGCGCATTGATGCAAATCCGGTTAAGATCGCGCCGACAACGGCAAGCACGCCCGAGAAAATAAGAAAGTTCTGGCGCTGCGCCATTTTGTCTAGATTGGCCACGCTGGCCTCGGGCATTCGGACTCCGTACCCAAGATCTTGAGCTGGTACGTGCACACTGACATCCATAGTTAATGCATAGCCGCCCAATAGCAGGCCTAATGTCAGAATAATGATGCCGACTGCTCTCATGTTTCCCCCCTTTATCTCAGCTTATTACGATGTTCAACAACAACGCCGAGAACGTTCAACTTCTCCACGTCGCTGCGCATCGTCGGATAGTCCTCATTCAGCGGGACAAGTTCAAAAACCATATTTCCGCGCTCATCTATTCCACGCGGCCTGTATTTCTTAAACGTCGCCTGGTTGGTGCCGTTTCGTGCCACCACGAAGTTGCCTGGATTCGGCGATAACTCTGGGTCGACGATAAGAAGGTCGCCGGGCTGAAACCTCGGCAGCATTGAATCCCCCTCAACCTCAAGGCTGAATGTCCACCGAGACAGCGCCATGTCGTCCGTATAAACGACGGCGTAACCGTCCCCTGGTTCATACGGCGTGTCCATGTCGCGCAGCGCGCCAGCCTGTACCGACGAGATCACCGGGATGGGGCGTGTGCCCATTGCCACACGCGACACGTTCTCATCGAACGGCTCCGATGACTTAGATGCGCCGGCGCCTTCCACTGACCCTTTGCCACTGGCAAGCCAAGTTACGTCGACGTCGAGCGCCGCTGCAATCTCAACGATCTTCCGCGCGCTTTGGCGGGCGCCCGACTCCAGGTTGCCGATCGTGCCCTGAGAAACGCCGGCTAGTTTTGCCAGCCCTTCTTGTGTCAGCGCCTTGCGCTCACGTGCCCAGGTAATTCTTTCTGCCAATGTTTTCATATCACGAATGTAATACATATCATAATCACGTTGGTGTTGACGTTACAAACACGAATGTGATAACGTCCGCACATGGACTTCCAAAAAATCACATCTGACCTTCTAGGCACTGGCCTGACCGAGCAGCAACTTGCTGATTTGGTCCCTTGCAGCCAGCCGACGATTAACGCTTTTCGTCACGGTAAGCGCGGTGCTCGCCCATCAATGCTGATCGGTGGTCGATTGCTTGAGCTGCACCAGCAGCTATGCAGTCCGTGCCGAACAACGCTGCCTGAACAAGCGAGCGCCACCGGACCCTGATCCGTCTTTTTTCATGCCCAAAAAGTTGCCCGTAGTCCATGTACCAGAAGCACCCTGAAATCCTGAACCACCGCCCCATAGGAGATAACCATGAAGCACCTGAACCAGAAGCCCAACCTAAAGCGAGAGAACACGCTGAAGGTGCCGTTGAACGACGTTGAGCAGGGCCAGCTGCGCGCGTTCTGCCCAGGCCAGATCGCGCCGTTCGTACGAGACCTCGTCCTCGCCCATATCCAGGCGAAGACGAATCGTACTGCCGGGCCCGGCCGAAGCGAATGGCCACG